TTTCCATGATTTCCGTTTTAAAGGACTGTTCAAATGAACTGTAATCGGTTTCTGCAAACTTAGAAGCACCCTGCATTAATTCCATAATATATGCAGGGCGGTCCGCGAGAGCAATAGTTTTTATAAAAGAAGGATGTGCATAGAGCGACTTTTCAGTCGCCCCGACCAACGGCCCAAATATAACCTTCATTTCATCACACCTATTGTAGATTCCTCGCGGTGCTTTCCAGTCGCCATAAGATTCATCTTTAAGAAACGCTTTAATCTTTCGATATTTTTCAGCCAAAGTCAGCAATGCAATTTCAGATTGAACTTTAATCAACTCTTCTTTCCTTTTTAACGTATAGGGACGTGATTCGATCCAAGTTTCAAATGAAAGATCATAATCAGGTGGAAGTGGTTGAAAGTTTTTCTCTAAAAACTGCATGGTAAAATTACGTAGCTGGACGCGCGTGTTTGGATCAATAGTAGGCATCGGTGCAAGCAGGCGTTTAGTCATACCACATTCTGCTGTTACCGGATCACCCAAATCGGGGACAGGTAAAGCGTGGCCAATGACCTCACAACCCAGGGAGACACGAATTGGTTTTCGTACAGTTGGTGTTTGGTAGTTAGAATGTCTAGTAATTAAAAATTTTCCACCAACTGGAAACCTTTCCAATACCCCGTCCTCATAACGATAGGGGTATTGGAGTTTTCGGGTCAAGTTGTCTCCCCGCTGATGAAATCCCGGTCCTGTTTAGACCGATTTCTTTCATCAGTGGCTCGTATCAAAGCAGTCATAGCGGTATCATTAATGATATCCCGGCTAACGACGCCTGTGATTTGATCGCGCAACATAAGGTGTGTATCCCGCCGGATATTCACACCATGGAACTGCTTAATAATATTATCTATTTTTGTTTCAGCAGTTTGTGCAGAATTGAATAGTGAAGTGACTTGCGGCACGACAATTTGTGAAAGTAATTCAACAGAAACGTAAGTTTGTCGTTCTCGGAATGTTTTAACCCTACATTTCGGAATCCGCAATGGGCCCCATTTCCACGGTTTAATCTTGTGGTGAAAAACCGTAGCAGGAGCTATAACGCCATCTTCATGTGTCATTTTTCCCACGCCAGATAGAGCTGCTCTCCCATCCGCGGGGTTGCCATCTCTGCATAGGATGACTGGTTCAATTTTTGTTGGGTCGATAACAACCCTGTTTATTTCAATTTCTTGTTTTTTGCCATAAACCCTATAACCTGCCTTGTTTCCAAGATACTTGAATGCAGCATTAGTGGCTTCGAACACGGAAACAAATGAGCAAGTGCTGTATTTAATCAAAACGCCGGGAGCAGTAGTTATCCCAGTTTTGAGTTTTGACGAAATATTAGCTTTTGCCTGTTTTTGTTCCTTCTTCGAAGATTCGTAATACGAAGATACATCAAGTACAGCAAGAGCGGTTATCGCTAGGATTGCGGGAATTTTCAATGGCTGAGGAGCATATGAAAATAATTTTTGCAAGGACCTACCAAAAGAACCTTTGGTGATCATGTTTGAAATAAGCAGGTGAACTCCCGCCGACACTGTGAAACCAGTTGCGACCATAGCCATATAAAGCCGAGGATTAGTTAAACGTTCTTTAACCGAATTGGTATAAACAATCGGTTTTAATTCCGGATCTTCCTCATCTTTATCCGAGAATATTCCGTGTGTCGAAAAGTTTAAATTCAACCTCTGCTGTTCTCTGGCCAAATCCAATTGATCTTGGATTTTAAATGCTTTTTGGTCAGCTTCAATTTCAAGTTCGGTGATTGTTCTCTCTTTTTTTGCATCAAGAGCACCCTTCATTTCGAGGATTTGACCAATTAACTCACCGGTTATATTGGTAGCATTCCTCCCCCTTGAACCTGTAGGGGAATTTTTGTTGTCCTTCTTCTGAACAGGATCAACTGGCACCCATTTTTTTCCCTTTGGTGCCTGCATAACGCCACGGCCCGAAATGGCCCTATTGTTCTTGTGGCGTTGGTTGCCTCCTGGTTTGGCTCGATCGTCCTTGGAGGCTCTTGGTTGGACGACCATGGGGGGCTTCCCCTTCGCTTTCGCCTCACCCGTACGGTTTGATTGATGACGCTCACCCTTGGAAGGGAACGTACTGTCAATGTAGCCGACGGTATGGCTCATCTCATTCTCGCTAGCCTTACGAGAAAGAGGTTGCTTAACGTCATGAAATTCCATGACGCGATTTATCTAGTTTCGGATAAATCGACCTGAGTAACAATAGTTACTACACA